GGGTGACAAATATGCGCCTGACTTTTTGGAGTGGTGGAACGCATACCCGCGCAACGATGGTTCAAAAGCAAAAGCCTATGAAGCATGGACGCGAGTAACGGACAGGGATATAGGGGTTAGGGATTTATTTTTAGCCACCTGTAGCTTTAAGCGCACCACGCATGGTAAAGATAAGAAGTACATTCCCCACGCGACCACATGGCTAAATCAGCGGCGTTGGGAAACTGTAGCAGAGGCGCAAGCCATAACCACGAACAGAAACCAACTGGCGGGATAAACAATGCAAAAATTAATTGATAACAAAATACAGTTACGCAACTGGAAGGTTGGTGACCATAAAACAACTTGCCCAGAATGTTCACACATGAGGCGCAACAAAGTTGATCAATGCCTTTCAGTTACCATAGAGCCTGATGGGGGTGCGGTTTGGAAATGCCACCATTGCGAATGGGCTGGGGCTATTGCTGGGGCTAACTACAAGCCCGATGGGCAGTATGTAAGGCCAGTGGAATACAAACGCCCTACACCGCCTAAACAAGCTGATGCACAAAGCCAACCAATGCTTGAATGGTTTAATCGGCGGGGCATAAGCAAAGAGACTGTAGCGGCGTTTCAAATTACTAGGACAAGCAACTGGTTCGGCAATGGTGAGGAAGCCTGTTATGCGTTCCCCTATCACAAAGATGGGCAACTGGTTAACATAAAATACAGAACCAAGGATAAGAAGTTTAGGCAAGAGAACGGCGCAGAGCGTACCCTGTTTAATATGGATGCTGTCAAAAAGTGGTGGGATGATACAGGTTCCAAGACAGTGATATTTGTTGAGGGTGAGATGGATGTGCTTTCCATGCACGAAGCTGGTTTCTCATATGCTGTATCATTACCAGATGGCGCACCCAAGACCGCAAAATTTGATGAGAACGATAAGCGGTTCCAAGCGTTGCAGAACTGCGAATGGTTGCATGAAGCAGAGAAGGTGATTGTTGCTGTTGATGCAGATGAAGCGGGGCAAGCGTTAAAGCTGGAATTGATACACCGTTTTGGCAAAGACCGTTGCTGGACGATTGAATACCCAAACCATAATGATGTGCAATGCAAAGATGCGAATGAATGTTTAATGGAGCATGGAGCCGAGGTTTTAAGGGAGATAATAGGATTGGCGGCTCCACACCCCATAGACGGATTATACACTGTCAGGGATTATGAGAAAGAGGTTTTGAATATTTATGACGGCAATGTACAGAAGGCATTGTCTACAGGGTTTAAATCTTTGGATAATATTTACAAGGTGATGCCATCCACATTTGCTGTTGTTACTGGCGTTCCCAACCACGGCAAATCAAATTTTATAGACCAGCTTGCGGTAAACCTAGCGAGAAATCACGGTTGGAAGTTTGCTGTATTCTCACCAGAGCATAGCACCGCCAACCATATAAGGCGGCTTTCAGAAAAGGTAATAGCCAAGCCATTTGATATCGGTCCAAGCCAGAGGATGAGTAAGAGCGAACTTGTTGATGCCATGATGTTTTTGGATGACAAGTTTCATTTCATTGAAGCAGAGGAATCTGTGCCTAGCATTGATTGGTTGCTTGCCAAGGCTAGGGCTGCGTGTCTAAGGCATGGCGTGAAGGGCATTATCATTGACCCTTACAATGAGATAGACGCAACTAGGGATGGCAACAAAAGAGAAGATGAGCATATCCGAGACTTGATAAGCAGATGCAAGCAGTTTTGTCGGACGCATGAGGTTGCGATGTGGATGGTTGCCCACCCAGCAAAGATGCAGAGAACACAAGAGGGCATAATACCACCGCCTAGCCTGTATGATGTCAGCGGGTCAGCCCATTGGAATAATATGGCGGATGTAGGGCTTGTTATTCACAGGGATTTTGAGACTGATGAAACCAGAGTGATAACCCGCAAGATTAGGGAGCAGGGATTATATGGAAATATTGGGGAGTGTTTTTTCAAATATAATTTAGCCAAGCACGTTTATGAGGAAACCGACCATCAGACTATGCAAAACTACTGGACAGACAATGATTAGGTGATATGATGTTTACGACTGCCAAATATGCTCCCAAGGCATTTGGTTTTCGTGGTTAGAAAGGGGGGTTTGGTCGCCCCCCTTTCGTATTTGCATCTTATAAAGTTTTGATATAGTCTATCCCAAAATGGGGTGATTCATGGAAATCAAAGAAGTATCAGTTACAGATGTAAAGCCATACACAGGCAACCCAAGAGTCATATCTGAGTCAGCGGTCAACTCAGTTTCAAACAGTATTAAAAGTTTCGGCTGGCAACAGCCCATAGTGGTTGATGGTGATTATGTAATAATTGCGGGTCATACAAGATTCCTCGCGGCAAAAAAGCTGGGGATGAAAACCGTACCAATTAAAATTTCAGATAATTTAACTACTGATCAAATAAAAGCGTTTCGCATTTTAGATAATAAATTGAATGAATTGACAACATGGGATGATGGTTTGTTAGAGGCTGAAATGGCTCTTATTGAGGGCGGCGATTTAGAAGCGTTTAAGCACTTATGGGAAACAACAGAAATCACTCAATCTGCTGGTGATATTGAGTTCCTTAATGATATGATTGACAAGGAAAACTCAGACTCAGTTGATTCTGATATAATTGGTTCAGTAGGTGATTATGTAACTATGAGCTTTGTCATGTCACCGCAAGATAGAGATTTGGTTTTGAGTGCTTTACGCAATATTCAAAATCAAGAAAAATTAGATAACGTGACGCAAGCATTAATTAAAATAACAAAGGAATTCGTATAATGGAAATAATCTATGAGCCAAAACACACAGAGGGAATTCGCGCACTTGATACCATGTATCCTACTTACGCGATGTATTTTGATAAAGATGTTAAAGAACAGGGCATAGCCCATGCCACCACGTTTGGGTATGTGCTAACAGGCTCAGCAAAAATTACCGCTAATGGTCAGGGCTGGTGGGTTCAAGAGGGAAATTATTTTGCATTCCACGGAACCTATGACATTTCAGATTCATCTGATTTTAAACTCTGGACTGTAACCAAGCTAGGGTATCGGTGTATGCCAGTAATGGGTCAAACGGAATCAAATGGTCGATTGTCATATATTGATGGTTGCTCTGATAGTGTTTTGGTTTCAATGCCAAGGCAAGGTGATCCAGTTCTTAACTATCTGCATTTCCCAACTGGCATTTATCAAACTCAACACACTCACCCTTCAGTAAGGATGGGCGTTGTAATTGGTGGTGAGGGAGAGGCTTTCCAAGAAAAAAGTAATTACAGCGATGGCTGGGTCAAGCCTTTGAAAAAAGGGTGTATTTTTATGCTCACTGAACAGGAGCTTCATTCATTTAGAACCAGCGATAGTCACATGGATATTGTTGCATTCCATCCAGATAGTGATACAGGTCCAACTGATGAAAACCATTCAATGATAAACCGAACTTACATTGACCATGGAAAGTAAAAATGGGTCGTCTTGGTAAAAAGAAAATCATTGATAAAAATGTATATGAACTCGCAATAGAACGTATTCATAGGGCTTATGACAGGTTTGATACTGTTGCGGTTATGTTTAGTGGCGGAAAAGACTCAACCGCTTGTCTGATGCTTACATTGGGGGTTGCCAAAGAACGCGGGATCAAAAAAGTGCCAGTGCATCATTTCGATGAAGAGGCCATACCATATGACACAGAAGAATATGTCCGAAGGGTAGCCCAAATCCCAGAAGTTGATATGCATTGGTGGTGTTTGCCTGTCAGGCACAGAAATGCTTGCTCTGTAAAAGAGCCGTGGTGGTTTCCTTGGGGTCCAGAAGATAAAGAAAAATGGGTTCGCCCCATGCCGCCAGAGGGCATTGCCCATGTTGAGGGTTATCCAACAGACCCAAAAAAACGTCTAACGATACCAGAGATAAACGGATATTTGTTTTCACCTGAGAAAGATGGAAACGTGGGTATCATCATGGGGATTAGGGCAGATGAAAGCCTAACACGAACAAGGGCTATATTAAATAGCCGCAAAAGAGAAGATAAGCACATTATCAAATATGATGAGGGAACATCGCAGGGAAACATTTATAAGGTTTATCCTGTCTATGATTGGAACACAAAGGATATATGGACAGCCCCTAGAAAGTTTGGCTGGGATTATAACCACGCTTATGATCGCATGGACAAAGGCGGTATAAAGCCAAATGCTCAAAGGTGTGCGCCGCCATATGGGGAAGAGCCAATGCGGGGTCTGCATCAATTTAGAGAGCTTTGGCCTGATATTTGGGACAGGATGCAAACAAGGGTGGCTGGTGCGGCAACGGCGGCTAGATATTCAACCACGGTTTTATATTCATATGGCAAAACACCAGCCAAGCCAGATAATATGTCATGGCATGAATTTATAAAGTTCTGGGTGGATAAACATCCAGAGCCGTATAAAACGCAAGTCGCTGAACGCATAAAAGGATTTATTCAAAATCATTATGGAAAAACAAAAGAACCATTATTGGATAAAATTGCTCATCCGCGAACAGGGGTGTCATGGGATTTTCTTCTTAAGATTGCGGTAAGAGGAGACTTCAAGGGAAGAAAACAGCCTACAATACAGGGCGGCACAGATGAGGCCATAAAACAAAAAAGGAAATATGATGAAGCAAGGTTCAGAAGCGCAACCCATAAGTAGTGTGCAATGGGTCAATAGAGATACGCTACACGCAAACTCCTACAATCCAAACAAAGTCGCACCAGTAGAGCTTGAGCTTCTAGTTCAATCTATCTTGACTTGCGGGTGGACACAGCCTGTTGTTGTCAGATCAAATAATGAAATTGTGGACGGCTATCATAGGTGGTTGGTATCTGGCGATGATAGAATTGCTGAGAGAACTGGCGGTATGGTTCCTGTCGTTATGTTGCCTGATGATATGGGAATGGCGGAACAGGTATCAGCTACTATCACGCACAACAGGGCAAGGGGCAATCACTTTGTAATGTCAATGGCCGAGATAGTTCGAAGCCTTAAAGATGAACAGGGCGTTGATGATGAATGGATAGCAAGACACCTTGGTATGGAACAGGACGAGATTGAAAGGCTTTATGACAATGCGGGATCACCCGATACTAAAGGCGACCCCGATGATGAATTTGAAGATGGGTGGGTTCCAGATTTTACTAGAATGGAAGGCGGTTAAGTTTTCCAGCGTTTAGGTATGTGACCATCATTTGAATCATAATCTTTTGTAAAGGCTAAAGCTGCATCAATGTATGTTTCATCTAACCCAAAATCATCATACCCTTGGCGTATAGCATTTAAGTATCCCATTGGCGGCATAGCAAGTCCATGTGCGTTCATCACATAGGCCATGTAAACATCACCTGTCTTTGTGTTATCAAAATATTCTTTCCGATAGAGATTGGGAAATCCCTCATATCTATCTAAAGCCTTTTCACAAGACTCAGTTATTTCCCATAACACTACAGGAACTTTCCATCCCTTTGCAGGGATGATGTCAGCAACGCCACGGAACACAAGTCTGTAATCTGGTAGTAACATACTCACTATCGGTTTGGCATCAGGGCAACGCATGGACATTTGAGTTTTATTGAGGTTGCTCCCATAGGCCACATAAAAAGGTTGTTTGGTTATCATTAGTTCTTACTCCATTTTGTCAACATACCTTCATCAAGCATAGACGCTATAAATGTTTCTGGTGTGTCAGGGTCTAATTTGCTGTCGTTGTAAATCATTGTCCACTTTGTAACGAGATTCATAAATTCGTATATATCATTAGTGCCAATAATTGTGTCATTTCGTAATTGTTCAACAAGGCTTCTTTCGTCCTTTGCGCTAAACAATTTCCCATCATATGTTTGGAACACATACATCTTATGCCCTCCGTGATCGTTCATCTATCTTGCGCTGTAATTCTTTAGCGCGAGCTTTGTAGAAAGTGCGAGTGGCAGATGACATTCCACCAACTCGCACTGCCGCACCAAGAAGGGTGTCGAGAACCTTCTTGGCATCCACGGAACCGTTCCAACCCTTGATGGCCTTGCCATTGTCGGCATCAGCTATCATTGATCCTGTCAACTCTATCCAAGCAATCACCTTCTGCTCACTGAATGAACCGCTATGGTGACGTATCTCTACAGTTCCTGTTCTGTGATACTTGGCAAGGTTGAGCTTGTTATAGCGACCACCGCCTTGTATCAGATTGCGAAGTTGGGTCACTGTACGACATCCATCTATCTTGGTGAACATGGTTTGCACAGTCCGAGCGATATCGCCAGAGGCATGACCCATGACCACGTTTGAGTAAACTGATTTTGTATAGTAAGCGTTATCACCGCGTCTGCTAAGTGGCTGAAGCAAATCTGTGCCTTTCTCAAATTTTGCCCAACGCTTGTAAAAGTTGCGGAAATTCTTGATACGCCAATCACGAACACCCCAATGGATATGGAAGCCGCATGACTCATTTGCGTCACCGCCATTATCACGAACAACGCTCAATACTTTTTTGACTTGCTCTAATCCATCTGCGCCTTGTAAAACTGGTGACACAACCTCAAACCCATAACGCCCACTAATTGAGCCATCTGGCTTTACTTGCCAAACGCTGTAGTCCGAGCCTGAGTAAGAAGCTAATCTAGCATTGATACCTGCATGACGTAACTTGCTAACAAGGGTATCCATAGGAATGCCATAACCCTCAAACTCAACTCCGTAAGTGCGATTTGTATTCATGGTCATTTTGATCTCCGTGGTAAAAACTAGGGCAATGCCCTCTCGACACAATTATAATCACATATCTGTTTACTACTGTCAACAGCAATAACAAAGAAAAGTGAAAAAAGTTTTCAACAAAAACAGTTACTTGTAATTTTTTTTATTTTATTCTCATGCAATTAAATTTTTTCGTGTTTTTTATTAGCCTAGTTCTGGATGAGGAAGAGCCATATTGCTTTGCCATTGCTTGTCTAAACATCGCCCTTCCGTCCTCATTATTGGCAGTCATATAATCCCCGATATTCATTTTTTTCACTAGGCTTGCCATTGTTTTTGGTGGTTTGGGAAATAAAAATTTCTTACCCACAGGGGGAATTGCATCTTTAATTATCTTGTTTATTGATTCAATCGTTTCAAATTGAATCTTGCAAATGTTGCATTTCCTAAGTCGATAGCATTTTGATGTGGCCTCTTCAAAAAAAACATTAGATGTTGTATTAACGGTTTTGCAGTTTGGGCAAGGAAACATCTTATCACTTTCAACTAGGGGTTATCTCTGATACAGTTAATTTGCCCCAATATGGGGGAAGCATTAATTTACGATGCTTTTTTTTGAAACACAAATGAGAAAATTTGATAACGGTCAATGTCAAAAAAATTCACAGAAGCATTAAAAAAAATAATCAAGTCAGAGTTTATTGAAGGCTTTATAGATGATAATGGGGTTAGGGTTTACTCATCTGTTGAGGCGTTAGCCAAGCGGCACGATGTAAGTAGGGCAACGATTTATAGATATTCAAATCCACAAAAAGAAGATTGGCAGAAATTAAAAAATAATTTTCAGACACAGGTGGATAAAGAGATTGAAGCAAATCGTTTGCGTGATTTATCTGAGAACGCCAAGACGCTAGATAAAAACTCACTAAATATCGCGCAAGCCTTGCTGCAAAGGGTGGGCAGAAAAATTGCCAAGTCTATTGAAGATGAAAGGGAGAACCCTCAATATGGCGGAATTACCGCTAGTGAATTAAGAGAGTTGTCACAGGTGGCGGCTAACGCACAAAAGATAGGTAAGTTAGCTTTAGGCGAGGCGCAAGAAATATCAAAGGTATCAGCGGATGTTGGAGAGCCAGATTCATACAGAAACCTCATCAGACACTTGGAAGGACTTGCCAACGAAAAGGCATCACTTGGCAAGCACACTATTCAGTGATTGGAGTGATCAGGCTAGATATGAGCAACTGCCATTAGAGGGAGATTGGAATATTTGGCTAATATTGGCTGGACGCGGGTGGGGTAAAACTAGAACAGGCGCAATGGATGCGGTGTTATTTGCATTGAATAATCCGCAAGTACAAGTGGCGGTAGTCACGCCCACATTTGGCGATTTACGCAGAGTCGCGTTTGGTGGAATATCTGGTATTTTGCCAAACATCCCAAAAGAGCTTTTATTAGAAGGCAGGGGGCAGGGCTACAATGCCGCCAATCAAGAAATAAGATTATATAACGGATCAAAGATAATGGGGTTCAGTGCCACAGAGCCAGATCGTTTGCGTGGTCCACAGTTTCATAGAGCGTGGTGCGATGAGTTGGCGGCATGGTTTTACCCAGAGACCTTTGACCAGTTGATGTTTGGTTTGAGGTTAGGGGATAATCCTAGATGTGTAATAACAACAACACCTAAGCCAACCCCTTTAATCAAAAGATTACTGAAACGTGATAAAATTCTCATTACTAGGGGAAGCACGTTTGACAACGCAGATAACTTGGCTCCTTCAGCCCTTGAGCAATTAAAAGAAAAATACGGTGACACAAGGCTAGGCCGTCAAGAACTTTATGCTGAAATCCTTGATGATACTGAAGGTGCTTTATGGAATTATGGGATGATAGATGAAACAAGAGTTTCAAAGGATGAAGTGCCACAATTAAACAGAATTATTGTCGCAATAGACCCCGCCGTGACTAATAATGAAGGGTCAGATGAAACAGGAATTGTTATAGTAGGTCAGGCGGATAATGGAAGGTACTATGTCTTAGACGATGTTTCTGGTAAGATGACACCTGATGGCTGGGGTCGATTAGCGGTTGATATGTATTATAAGTATCAGGCTGACCGAATTGTGGCGGAAGTGAATAATGGTGGCGATTTGGTGGAACGTCTGATAAGAACAATAGATAATGAAGTATCATATACGCCAGTAAATGCTTCTAGGGGTAAACTGGTAAGGGCAGAACCTATCGCTGCTTTGTATGAACAAAAGAAGGTTTCTCATGTCGGTATGTTTTCAGAGCTAGAAGAACAGCTTTGTTCATTTACTGTAGGCAGTAGGAAATCACCTGATAGACTTGATGCTCTAGTCTGGGCGTTGACAGAACTGAGCCAATCCAGTGGGACGGCTACTTGGAGAATCACATAATGGCTG